GGCTAATTCCAAATCTGTCTCGCGTGTATGGATTTTGGTCTCGAGTTCGCTCGCATGAGACCGAAGTTTTTCGATGTCTCCTTCGGAGGAGGTCGTCAAATTCTTATACGTATTGGCAGTGTCCGCAAATGCCTTCGCATTCAACATCTTAAGAGTATTGTCGTTGTAATCGCTCTTCATGTGCGAAACGATGATTTCTCGCTGGGCATCTACGCTCGGAATATCCTTGTAAGCATCCGTAGTGCCTCCCTCCCGACCTGCGCTTTTTATAATTGAATTCACGCTGTCCGTGATTGTCGCGAAGTCCATTATTTAGAGGACGCGTAAAAATGTTAGACTTCCTCCGGCATTTATCAACGTCGAGCGCACACTTGTCCCGACAAATCCGCGCGTGTGCTGTCCGTCCACAAGAATACCGGTTCCCTTACGTCCATTCGGTCCATGTGCAGTCAAATCTGCCGTAATTGCGGCACGACGCTTCATCTGCGTAATCATAGAAGCGTCCACTGCAGGGTAGAGCGCCTTCTTAACAGCCTTCGTGTCAGAATAATCTTGCATTGCGATCTTCGGCATTTATTCTATCTAAACAAAATGTAATGAACCCTACAGAGTTCCAGACTGCACGTGAAACAAACGTGAAAACATTTGAAACGAAGTATGCGGACCTCAAGCAGCAATATTCTGCCGCATTGAATAGCGCAAAATCGGAGACAGACCGACCCAAACAGTGCGTTCTCATAAAGTCTGCGCTCGACATCAACAAGGAATTGACTACACTCGTTTCCAATTTTCTGAGACTAAACAACGAGGGCGGTTGCCAACTCTCGCCGGACAGAATTAACAAACTACAATCGGATATTGAAAAATATAAGACACAGCACGGCGAAATCCAGCAAGGTCGTGATAAGATTCATTCACTCGAGACATCCTTTGCAGACGTCGACGCTCAGGCAATCCATGTTGAAGGCATCAACCTCTTTTATTTCGTATTGATTGCGTTAGGTATATTTGTTCTGATTGGATTGGTCTTTACTTCAGGTATCCGTCGCGCTCTCTACGCACAACCTGTAGCGCCGATTGTTTCCAGAGGCTTCGCATAACCCCAGAATCTCCAGAACGTTCCCGGGTCGTGCCCCAATCCAACGCGCCATCGGGTCCTGACAATCAATCTTTGGCAACTTTGTCGGGTCCGTGATATGAAACTCCTTGAGGACGGCATCCAGTTCTTCGTTGGTAAGGATACGATGCTTCGGAACCTTACGATGTGCCGAGATATCAAATTGGAGATGGCGGAGTTCAAACACAAGGACAAGCGGTTTTTCAATGTCTGCCGCACGCTTACGAATTGCAGTCATAACAGACTCAGATGCCTTTCCTAGTGATACAATGACAATACCGTTCGTGTAGCCGTTCTCTTCCGAGAATGCCACAATGTTATTAAATTCGTTCTCGGATACGCGGGTCTTAATGCTGAAGACAATCAGAATGCCGTCGTATGTGAACATGCGAGTTTGGTCCATTGGCGCACCCACATCCTCATACGTGCTGTCCTTCGCACCGCGATTCCGCAGAATTATCTTGAGTGTCTCGAGGGCTCGCTTCTCCATTCTTGTGTTATTCAGAGAATAGGAAACGCGATTCCGTTTTTTAACTACATAATGTAAATGTGGACTGTTCTTCTCGCAATATTCGTTGCAGCACTTGTTGTCTTCGTCATCGTATACCAATATCCCACTTCTTCAACGACGCGAGAAGTTGCCATGGCACAGATGAATACGGAACCTGCGTCCTCGTATGCTCAGAAGACGAACCACTACCCAATGACCCCTGTCGATATGGGTCCTATTGCTGGGTTTGAGACGCCGTTTCGCGTGAATATGTTCCAAGCACACATGTCGTAACTTAGATGCACGGACCGCAATACAATAAATGAGGTTTCACGTTTTGGCAGTCCCAATTTCAATCACACGTAAAGACTTTACTGTGTGTTCTACCACTATTCTCGTATTGGACTGGTGCAAGATGATGCATGCTCGAGGACATACTATCTATCATTACGGACATGAAGATTCCGAGGTGGATTGTATTGAGAGTATCCCTGTAGTCTTCGAGAAAGATATCCAACAGACCTATCCCGGTAGGAATTGGAAAAGAGACGGTGTTCATGGTTCTACAGAGGACCATGTTCACCAAGCATTCAACATTCGCGCGATTCACGAAATCCAATCTCGCAAGCAATCCGGAGACTTTCTACTATGTTTTTGGGGATTTTCTCACAAACCTGTTGCCAATGCGCACCCCGATTTGATTGCTGTAGACCCTACTGTTGGAATCGACCACCCAGTCTCTCTCCCATATTCTATATTCGCGTCCTATTCCGTTATGAATCGCGTGTATGGGAAGTCGAATATCGACCCAAGGTGGTATGATGCAGTCATCCCGCATTTCTTTGACGTCAATCAGTTTGAATTCAATCCTACGCCAAAGGATTATTTCCTATACATTGGCAGGATTATACCGAGTAAGGGTATCAATATCGCGATCGACTTGGCAAAGGCAGCAGGAATGAAGATAGTTATTGCAGGAACAGGTAATGTTCGGGGGTGTAAAGACGACGTTCCGGATCACGTAATCGAGATGGGGTCGGTGAATGTAGAGCAGCGTTGCGAACTCATGAAGAACGCAAAGGCATTTATTGCTCCATCCCATTACTGCGAACCGTTCGGAATGGCAGTCGTGGAAGCAATGCTCTGTGGAACACCGGTTATCACTACAGACTGGGGCGGGTTTGCAGAGACTGTTCTTCACGGAGTCACAGGATATCGTTGTCGCACACAGGAGCAGTTTAACTGGGCAGCAAACAATATCGGCAGTCTAAATCGCCAGACGTGTAGGGACTGGGCAGTGAATAATTATTCAATGGAACGCATTGCTCCAATGTTCGAGGAATACTTTGATACTCTTTCGAAGGTTTCTAACTCAGGAGGGTTTTACTTTGATAATACGACGAGAACGGAGTTGGACTGGATGGTGCGCCAGTATCCACCAAGCAGTTAAATGCTGCAGTATACAATAGAACAATGCCCGGCGGATTACTACAGTTGGTCGGCAAAGGCGCACAGGACCAACTTGTTACAGGCAATCCATCCTTTACCCATTTTCGGTGCGTTTATAAGCGTCACACCGAGTTTGCGATGGAACATTTTCGCCTTCCGTTTAAGACGAGTGTGTTAGCATACCCGACGTCTGGAACTCTGCGTATGAGGACCAAGGTGGAGCGACATGCCCAATTAGTCCAAGATTGTTATTTGAGCGTAGACTTTCCTGACATTTATTCGCCGCTGGTAAGCGTATCGCAAACAAGTATACCTGCAAGCAGTGGTATAAACCCTGAATCCGATGCGATCGGATACGAGTTTCGTTGGGTGTCAAATTTGGGGTATAACATGATTCACCACGTATCTCTTCTCATAAACGGACAGGAGATCGTTCGTCATACGGGCGAATGGATGAAAGTATACGCAAACACGACATTTGATGCGAACAAAAAGGCAATCTTGGATCGCATGATTGGAAACACTCCAGACATGTATGACCCTGGAAATGCGGATGATCGTATCAACCAGTATCCTCATGCGATATCCTCACCGTCGTCGTATCCTGAACCGTCTATTCGCGGTAGAACCCTGTTGGTCCCTCTACATTTCTGGTTTTGTGAAACGGCAGGTCAGGCACTTCCTTTGGTTGCACTCCAGAACTCGGAGGTTGAAATCATTGTTGAACTTCGCAATGCGTATGAACTATTTACTGTAAATGATGTTCGACTCGCAAAGTCCACATTTGCCACCAGAATTGCTCCCGATACTTCTGATTCTCTGTTTTTTATGAACAGGTTCCTTTCACCTCCGACATATGGACTTGGTATTTCAATGCCCGGTCTCACGTCATGGAGTTCCAATCCGTTTGTTGAGGCAAACTACGTATTTGTTGGAGATACTGAGATGGCATATCTTGCACGCACCGACCATTCGTTCCTGATTTCGCAAATTGATATGGTTCAGGCAGAAGGACAATACGGTCCTTCGAACGATTTAGAACTAACAATGAAAAATCTAGTTACGAGGATAGTTTGGTTGGCGCAACGAACTGACAGGATTGCTCAGAATGATCTGGACAACTACACGAATTGGACAGATCCATATAAGGCACCATTCTTACCAGATTCTCTCGGATGGTATTCTGCTGGACTCGCGCAACCTGCGAACATTTCTCAGCGCGACATTCTTCTTGAATCGACGATTGTTTTGGATGGACAAGAACGATTTGCTTCGAAACAAACCCTCTTCTTTTCAGGTCTTGAATTGTATCGTCATCAAACTGGAAACCCAATACCTGGAATTTAC